TAATTTACCAATACTAGAAGCAAGAGATAAATAATCCGTATATTAGTAGTCACTGATTAGCTTCAGTATAGTTTTACAGGTTAGGTTAAGGGTGGTATTAATTTACTGCCCTTTTTTATGCGCTATGGTGGTTAGATTTTAATCACAATTGACAAGTTTTTCGTCAATACAAATTATTTTCTTAACTTCGTGAACAAACCAACATAAATGGCTGACAACTATTTTACCAAACTAGGTAAAGCAATAATCAATAAGAGTCACTCAGGAGGAACATACCCCCTACAATCTCACGACACTTCTAGTTTCAAGCCGTTCAGTTCTTTCTTTAGCTGGATATTAGGTAATCAAGGTGGTTTAGAATTCAACAGGTACGTTGAAGCTTTCGGTGACAATCCTTTAGTTTACATGATAGTGAGCAAGGTTGCTTTTACTAGTGCCTCAATCAAGAGAATTGCAGTTGATGATAACGACGAAGAGATAGAAAACTCAGTTATATTAGATTTACTCAGTGAGCCTAATCCAGATCAAAGCCAGATAGAATTTTTAGAAGAGATTGGTGAGTCATTCAGTACAACAGGAAATGCATACATAAGACATATCCAAGGAGTAGGAGCAGGAAACGAATTACAGATACTCAAATCAAACAGAGTAGAAATAGTAGTTGACAATATCGGAGAGGTAACAAGTTACAAATGGACTAGGCCAGACGGTAAGGTTCAAACGATCCCAGCTGAAGAAGTTCTGCATATCCACACTTCAAACATTGTAAACATTGAGAAGTCAGAGGTTAAGTATGGGTTAAGCCCTTTACAAGCTGCGTGGATAGTTGTTCAATCATCAAGTGAGAAGCTACAAGCGGCAGCAAGTATATTTAAGAACCGTGGAATTATCGGTATTATCTCTTCAGGTAAAGACACCCCAATGCTACCTAAAGAACGTCAGAGAATGCAAGACGAGTTCGATACTGAGTCTGGTGGGTCTGATAAGTTCAATAAAATTAAGGTTTCATCTACAGCGGTTAACTTCACTCAAACAGGTATGAGTCCAACCGACCTTAAACTATTGGAGGGCATACTAGCTGACTTACGTTTGATGTGTTCAATATTCGGGATGCCAAGCGTGCTTTTCAACGACAACGAATCAAGCACATACAACAACGTTGAGACTGCTATAAAATCAGCTTATCTAGATTCATACATACCGTTAGCAAATAAGATTGACGCAAAACTTTCTACATTCCTTTCTGAGAGATTAGGAGTAGAGGAGACAATTAAGGTTGATCTTAATAGCATTGAAGTAATTAAGGCAGTAACTAACGAAGTGTTACAAGCGCTTAATAGTATGCCAGATAGATTGTCAGTTATCGCCATTCAAAGTTTAACAGATGATGAGATAAGAGAAATGTTAACAATTGATGCTCTCTCAAACGATCAGACAACAATAGGGCAAGCATCACAAACAACAACTACAGATGGAGGAGAAGCAACCAATTGAAGTAATAAAAGAAAAGGTTTCTAAGATGAAGGATTGCCCTACAAAGGATAAGATTCTAAAAGATATTGAGACTAAGCAGAAACATAAAACTATCTACAAATGATTATAGTTAAGGAATTTCCAGATAAGCAGTTCGAGAATAAAGAGGACTTGTTTAAGGCATTGAGAGAGAATAAAGCCGATTTAATTGCTACTAAGAAAATGGCTGTTAAGGAAGCTGATGCAATTGTTATCGTGCCGCCTGTTTCTAACACTGAAGGAGAAGTTATAAAAGCTGAAGAGGTTGAATTAGAATCATTAGATAAGATTAAAGCTGAATTAGTAATAAACACTACCTCGATCTTAGATTCACATTCTGATGTTCACATCAAGGGAATTTGGAAGAAGTCAGTTAAGGAAATTAAGAAACCTTATCTATTACAAGAGCATAGAATGAAGTTCGACCATATTATTACGGATGATGTAACGGCCTCTGTAAAGGTTATGACATGGAAAGAGCTTGGATTCAAGTTCGAAGGAGATACTGAAGCACTTGTGTTTGATGCGGTGATTTCAAAAAATCGTAATGAATTCATGTTTGATCAGTATGCTAAAGGATTTGTAAAAGAGCACTCCGTAGGTATGCGTTACGTATCACTTGAATTAGCGATTAACAGTGAGAGCAAATACGACAAAGAAGAAAAGAAAGTTTGGGATAAGCACATTGAGACTATTGCCAATAAAGAAGTAGCCGAAAATCAAGGTTATTTTTGGGCAGTTACTCAAGCTAAAATTATAGAAGGATCAGCAGTTGTGAAAGGTTCAAACTTTGCAACTCCAACAATATCTGTAGAAGCCGTCAACGACACCTCTGCAAAGTCAGAATCTAGCACAGACGATGACACACAAGAGCCGCCACAAGGCACTCAAGAAACACAAGAGGACAACAGACCGTCCACTAATACTAATTCAAATTTCATATAAGATGAAAACATTAAAACAATACCTAGAAAGTAAAGGTATTTCAAAAGAAGATTTCGATGCAATGGAAGCTAATAAACAAGCTGAAGTTTACAACGAATTAAACACGGTAAATTCAGAAGCTTTTAAAGTTTTGAATGATGCTACAGATGCTAACAAAGATGAAATTGCAAAGTTTCAAAATGAATTGTTAGAAATGAGAAATGAGCAAGCTGACTCAATTAACAAGAAGCTTGAATCACAGATGGAAACAATGGGAATTGAGTTGAAGAAACTTAAGGACGTTGCGGAAGGTGATATCTCATTGACTAACAAAGACACTCTAGGAGGTCAGTTAGAAGCGAATGCAGACAAGTTGAAGGGTATCATGGAAAACAACACTCGTGAGGAAATCACGTTTAAAGTTGTTGGTGATATGACAATTGCAGGTAATATTTCAGGAGGTAATGTTCCAGTTGAACAAAGAGAGCCAGGAGTTAACAACATCGCAAGACGTCAAATCTTTATCCGTGATTTAGTAAACAACGGAATTGCAATTTCAAATGTTATTTCATGGGTTGAACAAACAGGAGTTGAAGGTGCGCCAGCAGGAACAGTTGAGGGTACACTTAAGAACCAAATCGACTTTGATCTTGTTGTAGTGAACGAATCAGTTAAGAAACGTACAGCATTCATTAAAGCTTCAACAGAAATGTTAGGTGATATTGACTTTATGCGTTCTGAGATTGATAACGAGCTTATGCAACGCTTAGGATTGGATATTGACAACCAAGTATTGAATGGTGATAACGTAGGGCAAAACCTTAACGGTATTATTACTCAGTCAACTGCATTTGCAGCGGGTACTTTTGCTGTGTCTATTGTTACTCCGAACTTAGTTGATGTGTTGACAGTAGCAGCGAATCAAATCGTTATTGCTAATCACATTCCAACAGTTCACGTTGTACACCCTTCTGATTTAACTCAATTGAGAGTTACTAAAGCAACAGACGAGCAGTACATTAATAGATTGTTAGACGTTAACGGAACACTTACTTTAGATGGTATTCCTGTAGTTGCTAATACTGGTATTGCAGTAGATAACTTCTTGACAATGGACGGAACAAAAGATACTGTATTCTCTAAAGGTGAAATGACTATTAACATCGGTTTAGATGGAGATGATTTCACTAAGAACATGAGAACAGTACTAGCTGAATGGAGAGGATTGAACCGTATTAAAGGAAACGATACAACAGCGTTCGTAACAGGAGTTATTTCAACTGCTATTACAGCACTTACTAAACCATAAACTTAAATAACTAGCAATATGGCTAAGACAAACACACCAAAGAAAGCAGAAAATGAAACTCCAGTAGTTGAAGTTGATGCTGCAACTATCGTTGAAGATGTGAAAGCAGAAGAAGCGCCAGTTGTCAAGGTTCCAAAGAAAGAGAAAGCGCCCAAGGCGGTAGCGAAGTTTGACCCTAAATCGGTCTCACAGTCTACTAAGTCGGTGTCTTTTGAATGGTCAAAAGGTAAAAAATCAGGCACTAAGGAAACTATGTCTGAGAATGTTGCTGAGATCATGGAGCACAAAGGATTAGGTAAAAAAAGTTAAATAAATAAGAAATGGCAATTCTACAGGTTACAGATTTTCAGAGTGGAAGGTATAAGATACCAGTTAAGACGGTTCAAGACTCAGGTTTTACGTCTATCATTGACAAGGTTGAGAATACTTACCTACCGAGATTGTTCGGAGTAGAATTGTATGATTTATTTATTGCTGATTTAAGCGTGGGAACACCTCAAGTACCGAGTGACCCACGCTTCCTAAAAGTTTTCAACGCATTTAACGACCAAACAGACGATTGTTTAACACAGTCAGAAGGGATGAAAGTAATGTTAGAAGGCTTAGTTTATTATTTATACGTCAGAGATGGCGTAACACGCGTAACTACAGACGGAGTAAAAGTAACCACTGGTGAAAACTCCGACAACATAACGGCTATTGGGCACGATATCACATCAAGATACAATGAGGCAATTGCAACATATCAAGTAATTCAAAACTACATGTGTGTTGTTGATCCTGACACGTATCCTGAGTACGAAGGAGTGCAGGAACGCTTTAATCATATATTCTAATGGCGAATAATCTGGTTGACATAGTAAAGGGTATTGTATCCAATATTGATTTAAACCTTCCTGTAATTTCTATTACGGCAGGAGAGACAATCTTTCTATGTTCTACTTTGCATATAACTGTTGGGGTTACGATTGAAGATGAAAACAATAACCAGTATTTAGTGACTGAGTTGGTGGATAATGTATCAATAAAGGTTAGTCCTTTAGGTGCTTCACCCGCTGCTTTCATTGGAACTATTGTTGTAGCGCCTGTTATTACTGTTCTACACGGAAGTCCAGCAAGCACAAACAACGAGTAT